CGCGCCGCGCAACGTGGCGAGGAAGAGGCTTTGGCACAGCGCGAAGCATACAAAAGCCAGGACCCTATCAAAGCCTTATATGCCGGCGGTTTTGGCGCTCAGGCTATGGCGCTGGAGAAGCGGCCCAAGACGCGCTTGTCGCTCTGCTTGATAACGATTGAAAGCGTTCTGATACTCTTGGCTGGCAAGGTCTTGACCATAGCGTTGCGCACCTTTTAACGTAGCGCCAGACAACAAGCCGCCACGAGCCGCTTCACTACGATCTAGCGCCTTCATGCCCTCGGACATTCGAAACGCATAACCAGGATCTTGCTGGAATTGCTGCATCCCGAACGGCGTGTATTGAGATGCTAGCGGCGAAAGCTGTGCAAGAGCATTTACCCCAGCTTTGCGCCAAGGTTCTTGCAGTTCCATTTGGCGCTCAAACATCTGGCGTTGCACATCAGAAGCATATCGTTGCGCTTCCGCGCCAGTGCTTGCTGCTTGTTCAACTGCTTGAGACTGTCTGCGCGCCCCTAAAAGCCCAGCTACGCCTTCTACTACGCTACCCATAGTGGTCGCTCCAAAACTATTTGCCTGCCATCTTTGCCAACTGGCTCGAATCCAAATCCGAATGCCAGCCTTAAAGATCGTTTGTTTTCAGGGTAAATCTTGATAACTGCTTTGCTATGTTCTTGTGCTAGTTTAGCAAGAAACGCGTTGATTTCCTTGCGAATCGCCCACTTGCCGCGTTTTTCTGGCACCACAAACAAGTCAAATTCATTGCCATCCGCTATGAACACGCCGCCGTCAAACTGCGTAATCTGAGCGTGTTTCTCTACATGCTCTCGCAAGTCCGGCAGGTTGCGACAATCTAGACCGTCATACTTGTCCAGAGTGTCGCAAATAACCTTCCAAACGTCATCAGCTAACTTCACGCCCGGATGCTCGAATGTTGATCGCTGACGCGGTGCCGGCAATCGTGCTGATGAATGCGCCCGGCGACAACACTTGCCCTACCAATTCAGGGAAAGTATAGACTTCATTAGGCTGCAAAGTCTTGGTTTTGGTAATCAAGTTTTGGTTTCCGGCAGTGTCCGCCGACGTCACCAGATTGACCGAGATCGTCGCCGCTGCCGCGCTGTAGTTCGTGGCGGTGAATTTGTCGATAATGGCGGTCACACCCGTCGCGGTGTATTGCGTGACCTGCGTGTTTTCGGCTGTCTTGGCCGGGATTAGAACTTTTACGGTGATCATTTTTAATATCCGATCTCGTTAACAACAAATCGAACTTCATCATTACCGAATGACGGGGAACAAGATACAGAGCCACCTGTGTTTTGATCTGCGGTAACGTATAAGGCTTCACCCGCGTTTAAGAACACAGCGCCAGTACGATCATAACTTACAGTCCCGGCGTTAACTGAATACATGATTTTGGTCAGGGCAATTGCTGCGTTTGCCATTACACCCAACCTAACTCTTGTTCCAATAGCTACCGCAAGAGGAAGGCTCACATTTACAAAATAGAGTCCAGCTCTTGGCGCTGTAAAAGTTGATGTACTTGTGTTGTAAAGTGAAGAAGTTGATGGAGTGTTATAAACTTGTGTTGGAAAATTTATCTTAGACGAAATTGATGCGTAACCCGAATTTGGGACTGAAGTGGCGTTACTTCCACGGCCAAACGATATAGCCATGTCCATCGAGTTATACACTTGTTTTGATCGAACGGATATTTTTGCCGATCCGTTTCTACTAAAAGAAGTGTAAAGCATGGAATCAGTAATTCCGATGCTTCCTTCGTCAGTATAATCTTGTTCGATTGTTGTGTTGGCGATGTTTGCGTTGTTGTTCCCAGTTGCAAAAACGCCAAGGTCTGATGTTGTTCCACCACCTTCAACACGGTGGCGCATCATGATGTAATTGTTAACAACGCTTGGTGTTGTACCACCAGCTAAATCAATAGCTTTTAAAGGCCAATACTTAGCAGTTGTGTTGGGCGATGTTTGATAACGATGAATCATCCTGAGCTGCATAAGCCTATTGTTATAGGTCTTATTTAGCCTAATTCCATACTCATTGTTGTCAATTTCCGCAGTACCGACAAAGTTGTTGTGCGGGGTTCCGCCTGTTGTGGCCGTCTGCGCCCCATCATCAAGCGCCCATCCTTTACAGGACGCTGAAACCAAAATGTTAATTCTGCATTCACTGCCAAGGCCTTGGACACTTCCTAACAGCATGTTTACAGAATAAATTTTATCTATAATCCAATGAGTCATCCCCAACCAATTCTGATTAAGCAAACAATAGCCGCCAGTGTTTGTTTGCAAACCCTCAAAATAAGTAAATGCAGATGCATAAGGGTCAGGGTTTGTTGATGAATATAAATTTGTGGGAAGATAAATTAGCGCCCCGCCAATGTTGCGCGAGTTCATAAAGCCAAATTTAATGGCATATGTGCCTGTTAAACTTAAGCCGTGAGTGTTCAGATAGCCTACGCGATTTTCAAGAATCGTGATTCCACCGTGGCTTCCGCCGCGCCAGTATTTGCCACTTCCACTGGTGGCAGTGCCATTACGCCAAGTGAGAACAGCCGCGTCAGCAGTTGATGCGGGGTCAATTTGAAATGTGACTGCTGTATAGCCGTCAGTTAAAATTTCCGGCCAGGTCTTGTCAGTAAATCCGTTGTCGAACACTAAGACGCCGGGAGTTACCTTATACGTTCCTGCACGAATTTTTCCACTTTTTCCGGTTGCGATGCAGGCATTGTAAAAAGCTAGAAGTGCTGCGGTGGTGTTTGTCGCGCCGGTATTGTCTGCACCGAAGTCATTGATAGCGTCATATGATTCGCGCAACTTAGCTTGCACAGTTGTGGCCGTTACGCCAGTGCCTGTTTGGATAAACCCAACCAAAGCAGCCCCGCCAGATTCAGACAAATCAGCCAACGCCTGCACACTGGCGCTGACGATGTTATCCACCGTCCAGATTTCAACGTCAGTTGATGTGGTGAGCTTGAGCTTGTAGGAAGCCACGCCTAGCCAGATTGCAGCTTCGCCGCGACTGTCCAAAATCACCGGATTGGTGTTTGGCGTAGTGCCGCTTTCGTCGGTGTAAGTCACCAGTGGCGTAGTGGTGCCGGCAGCGTAGGTATAGACTTTGCCGCCAGACAACGGGTTGCCGTTGGCATCTAGGAATTGCTGCTTAGGAGTAGGCGTTAGCGTGGTCATTTAAATATCCTGTTTTTACCAAGGCGGTAACATTTGCACATACAAAGGCGCTTGCATGTTGGTTATTTGTTTTTGAACAGCTTCTTTATACAAAGAAACTTTTTCATTACCCAAGGCAGATAATACCCACTCAACTGCTTTTGACTGTGGAATCAAATTGTACGGAATAAAATTTGCCGGGTCTGGTGATTGCAATCCAACAGTCCCATAAACTTTCGCCGACAATCCTTGTTGAGTACCTGTAAGTTCCCAGTTGGCCGTCACGATTACCTTACTGAGTTGCCCGTCAGTCTGTTTTACTTCGAATGACGCGATTTTCCATTCGTACAGGATTGTCATTTTAGTTACTCATCACGGTGATCCAGTTTGTTCCGTCGCTCTGAATCATTCTAAATTTACCTGCGGTCGCAATCAAAATAGCATTTCCCGCCACGTTACTGCCAAGCGGAATCACATTGTTTGCGTTGCTTATGACGCTGTTAGCCGTGACATTTAGCAAGTTCAAGATTCGGCCAGGAAAAGATGCGGCAGCGGGCAACGTCACGGTGCAGTTGGTTGTCGTGAATCTTATTGTGTATGCGTCATCAGTTATTGTATAAGTCGCGGCATTTATTAGGAGCGGAGATGAGGTTGCGAAAGACCCGTTGACAGTTAGCCGAGAAAGGTTTGATGTGGTATTGATACCAAGTTTTCCTTGGCTGGTAAGCCTCATCCTTTCAGCCAAAAGGCTGTCGGTACTACTCCCGCCGTTTGTATAAAAATTAAGATTGCCGCCAAACCCAGGAACGTCTTGCCCTTGGATAAGGCTTGTTGTCCAGACAACTCCAAGATAATTTTGTCTTAGCTTTATTTTCGTTCCGTCTGTGCCGGCTTGTGTAACTAAAGTCAGGATTTCGCCTAGATAAGCAGACAAGTTTTCAACATGAAGTTTTGAATTAGGCGATGGTGTTCCCATGCCAATAAACCCGGAACTTATCCGCATCGCTTCCGTCGCGCCGTTATTGCCGGTCTGGAAGATGATGTCCGCACCAGTGGTGCCCACTCCAGAGGTGGAGCGCAGCGTGAGCGTGCTGGCTGCGCCGGTGCCGCCGATAACAAGCGGGACGGTGGCGGATGTGGTGATGGTCGGAGTGGCAATCGTGGGGCTGGTGCCGAACACCAACGCGCCCGTGCCGGTTTCGCCTGTCACCGCAGCAGCGAGGTTTGCGCTAGATGGTGTGGCGAGGAAAGTGGCGACGTTCGCTCCAAGGCCCGAGATGCCGGTTGCCACAGGCAAGCCTGTGCAGTTGGTAAGCGTGCCGGAGGAAGGCGTGCCGAGAGCTGGGGTGACGAGTGTTGGGCTGGTTTCTCGAACCACCTTTCCTGTGCCTGTGGAAGACACCCACTCCGGAGCAGTAGCTCCCGCATTGACTTGCAACACTTGGGCAGCAGTGCCAAGCCCAAGAAACGTGGTAATGCTCGCGCCTGATTGATAAGGAACTGATCCTGCCGCCCCGCCTGATAGGTTTGTTGCGGTTCCAATAGAAACGGCGGATGGCGCTACATTTTTCCAATACGGACCAGAGCTGTCGTATTGAAGAAGATTGTTGTTTGCAACAGACGTAATCTTGACGTTGTGAAGCTCGTCCAGCTCGTACCCGTTATCCACTTTAACGTAGATTGAGCCTACAGAAGCATGAACTCGTTCAATAAAGCCAAGAATCACCGTGTGGTTTGGTGCGCTTGGGCGGGTAGTTGTCCACGCCCCTGGCGTTGTAGGAGACAGATAAACCGTATCCCCCGCTGTATATCCAAGCGTGTTTAGTTTGTAGATTGGGCCAGCAGAATGAACCCAACCTTCCGCGCCTACAGCGATCGACTCTGCCACAAAGCCAATTGTATGCGCTGAGTTTGCGTCGCTGTCGGCTTGAGCTAGTTTTATGGCAACACGGTTTCCCTGAGCGCCAGAGATATAAACAACCTGACCTTTTGTTAAAGGCACACCGGAGTCGTTATAACAAAGCGCGTATTCTTGCTGTCCGTCAATGTAAGTGACGTTTCCGCCCTTTAATCCAACGGCTAAAGACCCTGCTCCATTATCCCAATATGTAACTCCTGCTGCCGAAGGAGGTTCTGGAGACGGAAACTGATTGAAACCCAACATCCGAACGTTGTCTTCATTTACGGACGCCAGTGTGCCAAGCTGAGGCGGCGCAGGGATAGTGTCGAGTTGATTCTGAGCGTTTCGAGCAGCTTCCTCAAACTGCGCCATCATTGACGCAAGTTGAGCTTGGTCATACGCCAATCCCAGCTCACCAAGCACTTGGTTTATTGCTGGAGGCCCGACTTGCAAATCTGCGAGCGATGTATCGTTTGCGCCGCCGCCGGTCAGATTGAACAGATTAAAGAAAAAACGATACCATTCCCTCGCCATGAGGCCAGTGCGAGGATCAATAAACTCAACCCGAGGGGCTGGAATGTTTGTAATGTCGAATGGACTAGGCATCGGTAGCCGATAAGTTAAGTTCAGCGCCCATAATAGCTATCTTTACGGGATCGGTGCCAGAGACTTCATATACGCGATCTCGCGACTTCCTCGTCATCCCAAGCCTGCGCCACAACACTCTGCGCCATGTTTCGCCGATTTTCCCCATGCTGCGCCAATGTTCGCTTGACCATGTATGGCCGCCATCATCTGACCAGCGCAGCATGACTTGCGGATCGGTGCCTTGCGCAATCGTTACGGACACTAAGATGGTTGTTCCACTTTCAGCCAACAAAGCACTTCCGGATTCCGTATTAAGCGAATCGAGCAAGGTGTAAGGGTCATTTCCATCTAAGCCGACGCCAGACTGACAATCAAGTTGCAAACTGTGATGCACAGTGCGTTTTAGATTGTTCTGCCCAGTGGGAAGGGCGCGCCAAGAGCGCAGCCACTTTTGCAGGTCGCCATTGTCAGAATATGTATCCAAGTCGAAAGCGTAGATGTTGCCGTTAGCGTAATCTCCGACAACAATCTCACCGCTAAAGTTCATCTGGCAGTTGCTGCGATGCCTGGTGAATTGCCCATCAACAAACCCAGCTCGCTCGTGCCATGCTTGGGTTGAAACGTCATAAACCCAGGTTGTGTTGGCAGACGGGAAAATCAGCACATAAAAAGCATGGCCGTCTTGCTGATAGGTGTATGCAATTGCGTCAGAAATGTCGCTGTATTGCTGAATCTGCCATTCAACGGCGTGCGTGCTGATACGTTGCCCAGTGTAGCCATTGGCTCGATAAACGATGCCGTTACCACGAGCGTCAGACCCTAGCCAGAAGATGCCATTATCCAGTTTGGCTACTGAATACGTTGCCGCACAGCCTATCTCGTTAAACGCGCCTTGAATGCGTGACAAAGGGAAGTCGGCATTGCCTGCATCGTACCAAACCTCTACCGAGTTAGAGCCAAATAGCCATGCCTCTCGGTGATCAATAATCAGCGAAACTAATTCGTCCGGGGAGCCTTCTGCGCTGGCAAAATCAAGCGCATCAACCTGAGTGCCTTCAAGCAGACTCGTAACCCAAACTTTCTGGCTATTAGGCTCGTTGAATACAAAGTAGCCATCCAAATA